CGGTGGAGCTGCATGACAAAGTCATCGGGCATTATCTGAACATAAAACACTATCAATAAGTTGGAGTCATTACCCTAACTCTTTATTAACTGTGGTGGCAGCAATTTCGGCATCACCTTTATTATTAAAAATGTCGTTCGAATACTGACATTTTCCATCTGCATGCACATATAAAATATCATATGTATCTGTATCGTAATAACCGCTTATGTCTCTGATAACAATTCCTGGCTTCAATGATTTAATTTTCTTGTCCATATATCACCTCAAATAAGTGGTTTGCTGCCTAATTTCATTTTCTGGCGACCAACACAAGTCACACCCATTTCACTGCGTGGCTTGCGGTAGTAAATGCGATTCTGTTTACTCTCGACTTCTTCTGCCTTCTTGCAGCGAAGGCTTCCGAGTGATGCTGCTTTATCTGCTCTGACGCAACCAGAGAGCTTTAGCGCAATTTTTCGCGCCAGTCGCTGTTCTTGCATTGCCTGTTCACGTTGAGCCTGTCTGCGTGCTCTGCGGCGATTTCTGGCGTTATCGTCAGCCAGATATGTAATGACTACTGTCATGTTGACCTCCGATGATTGACTTTGGCGGTGACGCGCCGGGTGCTTATCTTCCGGTTGCCGTCGTGCAGCTGCACTTCACGTCACCCCAAAGCCAACTACTCTTTGGTTCCCGCATTTCGGCGGGACAATCCCATCAATGTTAAAGAGCCTGCCAATCTGTTCCGTTTGGCTACCAGCGTCCTGCTGATGGCTTAAATTTAAGATCTCTTTAATTAATGGTCAAGAGTATTTTTGAAGAAAACTTAAATTTTCTTTCGTAACTTAAGTTTGGCTTTGATTTTTAAAGGAAATAAAAAAAAGGGGCGAATGCCCCCTTATGGAAGGTTTGCTAGTTTTGCATCGACAACTACGCCGATGATTTTGCAGTTCCCGTTGATCTCGATCATCGGATATTGTGGGTTAAGTGGTTTTAGAAACTTCCTGCCTGCATCAATAACTAACTTCTTGAAAGTTGCCTCGTTTTCTCCTTCGAGCTTTGCAACTACCAGTTTCCCGTTACGCGGCTCTACTTCAGGATCGACGAGTATTATCATTCCTTCAGGGATACTGAGACCGGCCGGAGCCGTCATTGAGTCTCCCTTCACGTCCAACCAAAACGAATCGTCTGAACAGTCTACGGTTGTATCGTACCAGTTATCTATTGCACGCTTATGATATGGTTCTACAGCTTCCATCCAGCATCCTGCGCTCACCCAGCTAATCAGAGGGTATGACCCTCTTGGATCATGCCTACTGTGATAGGCAATGTTTGAAAGACTTTCCTCTCCTTTCATCAGATAGTCAGGGGAACACTTCAACGCATTAGCCAGGGCGAGAAGATTCTCTCCATTTGGCTCTGTCTCAGAGCGTTCCCACTGAGATATGGCAACATTAGACACGCCGACCATCTTTCCAAGTGCGGCCTGCCTGATCTTGAGTTCTTTTCTCCGAGCGCGAATGCGCTCTCCCATCAATTGAGTTTTCATAGTTAAGACATCTTAAATAAACTTGACTTAAGATTCCTTTAGTGGATAATTTAAGTGTTCTTTAATTTCGGAGCGAGTCTATGTACAAGAAAGATGTTATCGACCACTTCGGAACCCAGCGTGCTGTAGCTAAAGCGTTAGGCATTAGCGACGCAGCAGTCTCTCAGTGGAAGGAAGTCATCCCAGAGAAAGACGCCTATCGACTGGAAGTCGTTACAGCTGGCGCCCTGAAGTATCAAGAAAGCGCTTACCGCAAAGCGGCATAAGCAAATTGCTCTTTAACAGTCATGGTCCTCATTCCCGCCGAAATGCGGGAATACAACGCGCATAAGTTGATGCGCATAACTTCTTATTTGTTAAGGAAATACTTACATATGGAACTTACAAGTACTCGCAAGAAAGCGAATGCAATTACAAGCAACATCCTGAATCGAATTGCTGTACGTGGTCAGCGAAAGGTTGCTGATGCGTTAGGGATTAATGAATCGCAAATTTCGCGATGGAAAGACAGCTTTATCCCAAAAATGGGAATGCTTCTGGCTGTTCTTGAATGGGGTGTTGAAGACGAGGAGTTGGCGGAACTGGCTAAGAAAGTAGCCAGAATGCTGACAAAAGAAAAAGCCCCGAAGAACGGCGAATTCTTCGAGGCCTGATGTAGAAAGACTGGATCAATCCACAGGAGTCATTATGACAAAACGTCGTAAGAAATACCAGGAAAAAGAAGAGATTCGACACCCTGATTCACCTGAGGGATTAGTGGTAGCCGCAGCAAATAACAGGGCGTTCGCAGAGCGCCTTGTTGGTGTTTACAGACTAGCCAAAGCAGGAGTGAAACATGGGCGTCGTTAAGTTAGCTGATTACAGGCATAACCCTGTACAACATCAGGAGGCATCCAGTATGGGGTATGTCTCTATACACCGCCAGTTTATGGACAGCAGGCTCTATAAGGACTCTCAGGCAGTACATCTTTGGCTTCACTTAATCCTCAAGGCTAATCACGAATCTACTGTCGTCAATACGGATATCGGTCCGATAACTGTTGATCGCGGTCAGATGATAACTGGACGCCCGTCGCTGGTCAGAGAAACATTCATCCCCGACAACAAAGTTCGGAGCTTATTACGGACTTTTGAGTCGAAAGGGATGCTTAATATTTGCTCGATGGGGAAGAAATTTAGCCTGTTTACAATCGTTAAATATGACGATTTTCAGGCAAAAAATTGTCCAACGGTTGTCCAACGGTTGTCCAACGCAAACACCAGTAATGGCGCGGCTCTCAGCGGAGATTGTCCAACGGTTGTCCAACGGTTGTCCATAAACAATAATATAAATAATATCTCTAATACTGACGTATTAGAGAGTGCCACAGCAGACAAAAAGTCTGACAAGAAAAAACCTTCCGTTAGCTGTCAGGATGTTGTCGATGCTTACCACGAAATCCTTCCTGAAGCGCCAAGAATCCGCGCACTGAATGACAAGCGTAAAAACCAGATCCGAACGTTCTGGCGCAAAGCCGGAGTGATAACCCGCCAGCTTGACGGGCATGGGTTCACGATGCAGGACTGGAGAAATTATTTGAGCTACGTAGGCGAAAATTGCCGATGGATGTTCGAAGAACGCCCAAACCATCAACGCGGAACCGTCTGGCACAAAAAGGGATTTGATTTCCTGCTTAACGACAATACCTACCTGAAAGTTCGTGAGGGTGAACACGATGACCGATAATTTTTATGCGCCGCCCCATAGCATCGAGGCAGAGCAGGCGGTGATTGGTGGATTGCTTCTGGATGATGACAGCAGTGAGCGCGTCCAGAAAGTTCTGGCGATGCTGAAGCCTGATTCATTTTACAGCCGACCACACAAAATCATTTTCGAAGAAATAACCAGAATGCACCGGGAGCAAAAGCCAGTAGATGGCCTGACGCTTTTCGATGAACTGGAGCGTAAATCGTTAACGGCGTCTGTTGGCGGTTTTGCTTATATCGCTGAGATCGCAAAGAACACGCCAAGCGCAGCAAACATCGTTGCCTATGCAATGCAGGTTCGTGAAACCGCAATGGAACGCTACGCCATCAACCGCATGACTGAAGCGACGGAATTGCTCTATTCCCGCAACGGAATGACTGCGACGCAGAAGTACGAAGCTATTCAGGCGATTTTCACGCAACTGACAGACCATGCAAAAACCGGATCGCGTCGCGGCCTTCGCTCATTTGGTGAGGTCATGGAAGACTGGGTTAGCGACCTTGAGAAGCGATTTGACCCGTCAGGCGAACAACGAGGAATGAGCACAGGGATCCCATCGCTGGACAGGATGCTGTCACCGAAAGGACTGGTGAAAGGCTCTCTGTTTGTCATTGGCGCTCGCCCTAAGATGGGGAAAACGACGCTATACAGCCAGATGGCAATCAATTGCGCAGTGCATGAGAAAAAGCCCGCTCTGATGTTCAGCCTTGAAATGCCAGGTGATCAGATACTGGAAAAACTGGTGGGACAGAAGTCAGGTGTTAACCCGAATATTTTTTACCTTCCGGCGACAAGTGACGCTGATGACGGCTATCAGGGTGATTACGATGGTGACTTCAACAGGGCGATCGAAACAGCCAATCGCTTGAGTGAAATCGACCTGCTTTACATCGACGACACGCCGGGATTATCTCTGGCTCAAATCGTCAGCGAAAGCCGTCGAATCAAGCGAGAAAAAGGATGTGTTGGCATGATTCTGGTCGATTACCTGACACTAATGACCGCTGAGAAGGCCGATCGCAACGACCTTGCTTACGGCATGATCACCAAAGGACTGAAGAACCTTGCCAAAGAGCTTGATTGCGTTGTTGTGCTTCTGACACAGCTTAACCGCGCACTGGAAAGTCGAACCAATAAACGCCCATTACCAAGTGACTCACGAGATACAGGGCAGATTGAACAGGATTGCGATTATTGGGTGGGGATCCATCGTGAAGGTGCTTTTGATGACAGTGTTCCACCTGGTGAAACCGAACTAATCCTTCGTCTCAATCGTCATGGCAATACCGGCACGGTGTATTGCATTCAGGCAAATGGCGCTATTTATGACACAGACCAACAGTCTGCTGAAATGCGCCGACGTGAACGCGAGGAACCGCAGTCCAAGAAGAAAGGAGGATTCTGATGACCATCTACATCACTGAG